ATAGCAGCTTTAGGTGCAGTACGTGCAAAATATGTACGAGTCTTCTCACCAATCTCATCTTTTAAAGATTCAACAATCGCTGCAGTGTTGCTGTTATCACCGTAACCTGCCAACTTCTTAGCAGCGATAACATCACCGCCAGCTTCATCAAATAATACATCTAAGAATCTTTGCTGCTTATCCGTTAGATTCCTTGCCATATATTGCGTTCCTTATTTGTGATCTACCTATTCCTAGATCATTTAGTTGCCTATCATCCAACATGTGTAGCATTCTAAAGTCTGCACGTTTCTGTTGTCTGATTACGTGGTTATTCCACATCTTTCTTAGTAAGTTTTTCATAGCACTATCTCCTTTGTTTGTGTGCGGAGATAGTTATACCTAGAAGTAAGTCAGGTAGTAGTACCTATTATTGCATATCCGTTATGCTGTTTTAAAATACTCTTCACCAGAAAGAGTTATATGAAAGTCAGATGAGCTTTCTTCAAAAGCTACAATCTTATCACCAGCTTTCAAAGCAATACAGCCATCTTCTATTACTTTTTCATTAGTACTGGCAGCTAAACTAACCTCATCAACAACACTGTGATAAGTAGTAGTAGCTGCTTCATACCATTGAATACTATACTTCTTTGCGCTAGTGGCTCCATTAGAAACAATCAAATACTTTATTAGTGATACATAGTTGGGAGGACATGTATATAATACATCTCCACTAGCACCACCTGATGTAGCTGATAAGTTTTTTGCTTTTGTGAAGTACTTAGCTATCATGTATTATCTTTTGCCGCCTCTGGCTCCACCTTTAGCCTTACCTTTTTTCTTCATCTTAAGTGGATTAGCAGCAGGAGCTAAAAAGCCACCTCTAGCCATTTTCTTTAGGCCACCGACTTTTCCACCTTTAGCCATGCCCTTTTTCTTCTTACCCATACCGCCTTTAGCCATGCCTTTTTTCTTAGCCATGCCACCGCCATACATTTTACCTTTGCCATCAGCAGCATAGAATGGAACCATCTTACCATTCTTCTTTACCATCTTTAGGCCGCCTTTAGCCATGCCCTTTTTCTTACCCATACCGCCTTTAGCCATACCTTTTTTCTTCATCATGGCCCCTTTAGCGTAACCCTTTTTCTTCATCATTGTTCTTCATCCTCGCTGTAAAGATTGTTAAAAACTCGTTGCGTATCCCATACATAGTCTACGTTTTCTTTTGAGTTGTATATATGTTGATTTGGTCTAAAGTCTGGCGCACCTTGTCCAGTTTCAAACCAAGCTGGGTGAGTTACTCTCACTCTGTTATTGGGTAACGCAACCATGTTACCAGTATACTCTCCTGCATCTAATAGCTCCAACACATGTGATTGTTTGTGCTGGGCAGGGTCATCTGCTACTTCGTTATCTGTGTAGTCTACAGTGAAGTAGTATTTGGCAGGATAGAACTCATTGTCTATCTTAGCTATCCAAGGCGCTGGGCTTGCCCTCTCTAGTTTATACACTGAATGTGTATGAGACATACAATCCCAAGGCTGTGCTAAATATGGTGGTAACTCATTAGGCCATTCATCCAACGGTGTATCAGCTACTAGTGCGGTCAGTGGCATTCTAGCCCACATAGCACCACCATGTACGTTTTGAGCGTCATCATCGTCATCTGTTTCACAACCTGTGAATATAACTTGAAAGCTCAGTGTTCTGTTTGGCATTGTAGTAACGCCAATAACCATAGCGTGTAAAAAGTCGCCATGATAATCTTCTAAGTTTTTAGTGTATTCTCTACGTACCCACGCTTTGAAGTACGGTATGCTGCTTTGGAGGAATGGCATATATTATCCTTTTCATTATGTTCTTTTCCTCCCTGATGCTGTTGTAGACCACTTAACTTTTTTTGGTCCTGTCTTCTTTGCTGCTTCTGCTTTACTTATTTTACCTGCTACAGCTTTTGGCCTACAGGCTGGGTAGGGTCTGCCTTTATCATCCTTGCCAGAACGCCCACACTTTTTACCAGTTTTTACATCACGCCAATCTTCAGCAAACCATTTACCTAAACCGCCCTTATTAAAACTTCTAGGACTTTTTAGAACGTGTTGTGACCTTGTTCTTTGATGAGCCACTGTACTTACCTCCACGTGCTTTGTACGTCTTAACTAGCCAAGCACTCCCATATGCGCTGGGCCATGTCTTAAACTTTTTTTTAGCTTCATTCTTTACTCTGTTGTACAGAGCTTTGTTTGTAGGTGTTGCCATATTACCAAGCCTTACAAGACCAGTAACGTGCAGTGAACTTATCTTTGGCTGTATCACAATTATGTCTAGCACGAAAGTTTGCACGTCTTCCTGGTATGTTTTTCTTTATAGTCATGTCAGGGTCACCAAAACGAACTACCTTTACCTCATTGCCTTTCTTAGCAAGTACAGCAGACTTCTTAGACCCACCCGGAGTTTTCTTTGGTTTGTTATATCCTGGGTACGTTTCACCCCGATACTTTAGCTTACCACTAGGTAAACGTTCTACATCTTTAGTTGTTGCCATTATCGTTTACTCTTTAGAGGGCGCATAGGTGCATTGTATCCACCTTTATTAAATGATGCTTTTTTTCTAACAACACCACCTTCGTTATAGCCCATCCATTTTCCTACACGTCCTGCTGTAGTTTTAGCTGTAAATACCTGATCCTTTCCATTAGGATCAATTAACTTTACCCCATTGTCAACAAGCTCAAAGTCAAAACCATTTTCTCTTGCAAGAGTAATTATGCCTTTAATACCTATTTTACTAGATTTGTTTAAGTCTTCAAATCCCAAATATGCCATTATGAAACACTTTCTCCACAAGTACAACGTTTGCCGAAAAACTTCCTAAAGGGGGTTTTCAACCAAGCTATCATACGCTTTCCAAATGTCGTCAATCTCTGTTTGAATAACATCTAACTTATCTCCTATAGTATCCGTTATTGTAGTCGCTTTGTCAACCTGTGATCTTAGATCTAGTAAAACTTTTTGTTGTTCTAGTATCTGCTGCATGTTAGTAGTTAGCTGTGCAAGTTTAGTATTTAGTCCACGTACATCGTTATCTACTACAGCTTGTTCTACAGTTTGTATTCTACTTTTTAATTCAGCGTTTAGTTCTACTATTTTCTGATTTAGTTCCTCTGATAATTCTATTACTTGATTGTTTAGCTTATCTGTTTTGTTTTGTATTTCATTTGCTATTGTTGTTTTAGCTGCAGTTAATTGATTTGCCGCAAATGTTTTATTTGCTGTTCGTTCTCTTGCAGTGTCGTTACTTAACTGAGTCAAGCTTTTTTGTATTTCTGCAATCTGCTTTGCGTTGGTTGAGCCTTTTCCTAGTGCTTCTTCTACACCACCCTCTACACCGTAAAACCTGTTGAGAGTATCATAACCAAAATATACACCGCCAGATACTGCACTGAGAACTGGCAGAGCCACAGCAACCATCCAGCCTTTGACATTAAAGCCTCCTATGCTAAAGCCTACGTCCATCCTCTTTACGTTCCTTCTTTTCTAGGTAACGCCTTTTCTTAATTCTTTGTATCGGTCTTTTCTTTTTAGGTAACTTCTTTTTCTTTATTATGGCATTGTTCCATATTGTTCTACGTACTCACCTGCAGCAAATATATCGTCAGCATCTACCATATCGTCTGTCAAGTATCCTTGCCAACCAGAGCCGAAACCATCGTCATCCCAGTTGATTACAAACTCATCAATGTTTTGTGTATACGTAATCGTTGTGTAGTTACCGACTACAAAGTTATTTATTTGTGCGTAGCTGTCTATACTTGCAGTTAGATCTGCGTTGTTAGCAGCAGCCATGAATGCACCAGCTTGTTGAGCGTAGTTCTCTACTTGTGCTACAGCTTGGTTGTACGCATCAACTTCGGCTTGATCTATGCTGTACTCATCTGTACCCATCATACCTTGCAACGCAGTCTGCTCTGGTGATGTGTCTGCTGCTGCAGCCGTTTCCATGATACCAGTAGCAGTTAGTATCTCTGCAGAAGCATCTGCTAGTAGATCTATCGCTGCATCCAAGTCATTCATTGCACCTTGGTATTCTTGTGTGAACAACTGCTCTGCTGTAGTAGCTGTCTCGTAGTCGTGGTTTATTACAAGATCGTGTGCTTGTAAGTATGCGTCTAACTCTGCTTGCGTAATAAGTCCATCATCCATAGCACCATCCACAACAACATTACCCAACGCAGCATATCCTACAGCACCTACTGTATTGTATCCGTTGTCCATCACCCTGTTCTTTATTGCACCTAGAGAAGCAATGAGTGCGTCAAGCTTTTCCTGTCCTGTTAGTGCTAGTTCAAGGGGTAGAACCGTTGACTGAGGTGGAGGCTGGACTGCTGGACTTGTTGCGTTTGCTACTCCTGAACTGGTCACTAAGGCTGCGCTTAGTAGTAGTGTCTTTGACAAACTCTTCATTATGTTCCTCTCCTACCTTTAACAAGGTATCCCAAAACTCTTTGTCTAACTCATACCCTACAACAAATAAAGCAGGGTCCTCTCTGTATTTCATTATAGCATTTCTGCCCATCAACAACTTGCCAGTACGTGCATCGTTTATAGGACACGGAGTATTGGCTAACATCATACTCCTGAACACTGTAGGGTCTTGGCACATCACTGAGATGGCTGACACCTGTAATCCTAACCCACCAACCTGTTGAGGCAACCCCAGTAATCTAGCATTCTTCCTGCGATTACAATTAGGGTCTTGCTGCATCTCACCCTGAGATAGGCCAATTATATTTAATTGAAGCCCTCTACTCTTAGGGATTAAGCAAGAGTCGTTACCTCCCCCACCCATTACTGTCGGAGCTATGCTGGACATTACCGGGCTGCTACCCGGAGAAGAACCTGCTCCATTATAGTTTATGACTTCGCTAGTATTGTTAGATTCTACGGTTGAATCTTCGTAGTTATTAGAGAAGTCACCTGTTACATCGTTACCGTTGTCTGTATTAGTAGTGTTATTTGTAGTTGTACCGTCATCTATTGGAACTTGTTGCTGTGCATTTGCTGGATGGCAAAAGGCTACTAATAGTAGTGTCGTTACACATAAGCTTTGTAGCAGCTTCCGTATGTCCAATAATTGCGAGAGTTTGAGCATCTTGGTTTCTCTGACATACAGTATCTCCCACCCTGCATGACGCTGTATATGTTACGGTTTGGCAAGCGGATAACAACATTAATATACATAGTTGTATGGATAGTTGTTTCTTTGTCAACACTTTTTTTATCCAATCCCCGGTCTTTCTCTTTCCGGGTCTAACACTTCATATTTAGTAAGAAATCCCTCTAAATACATAGCTCTCTCTACGTGATCCAGTGTATATCTCTGTCCTAGCCTGGCTTCTAGGGCTTCACGAACGTAGAATACATCCGACTTAGGTATATGTACACGTCTAAGGCGTTTACTATCACCTTCTGCTATAGCATCGTAGAACTCTTCAATAACATCTTCAGAAGAGTACAAGCTTATCTTTTGTTTATACATATTATTGCCTGGAAAAAGGTGGTATGTGCAGCAACCTACGTGTTAGGAGGAGGAGACATGAGGAGGAGTGACACCTAGATACCACACATACCATAGTATAACACTTATTATTTGTTACTTTATATTGTGTTATTAAAAATAAGTATACAGGAGGACAGTATAACTGTCAAGTTAAACTTACCTATGTCCAACATCTTTTATATAGTTAAACTATTTATATGTATTTATTATTTATTTAGTTAAAACTCTAAATGTTAAACTAACCTGCTCCTGCTCCGCAGTTATACTCAAAAATAAGGCTGTGTCAAGGGGGTTTTTGTATACATGCGACAGTTTGTCACCCCTTTAAAAAACCACTTCTGTGTAGATATACATATACATACTACGGATAGACCCCCAGTGGCGCTCGCACCCCCTCTTTTTTCCTATTATTTTGCTTTTTCGTAGCACTTTTCTATGTAAGTTATTGTTTTTACTGCATAAACTAACTGATATATCCTCAATATACTGTAAAAAAGCGTGATATTTCTGCAACATTTACAAATGTGATCACAAATCAGTAAAGGATGCACAATATATACCACCCCATTAAATGTGATCACAAATATACCACCCCTCAAAAACAAATGTGATCACAAAAATAAATGACACATTATATATTAATAAAAAATCGTGGCTAAGAAATGAACACCCGTTCAATTAAACCTGCTGTGGCTGTTAGGTTTACGTTTTGTTCACCCCAAACAGAACACAAGTAGAACACAACAAGAACACCTGGAATTATGAGAACAAAGAGAGAACAAATATCATATTCGCTTTTTTGAATATCTTTCACACGGCAAACGTCCAAGCTTCTGAGAGGTGCTAAAAAAGTGGCAATGCGCTAATCGTTTATTTCGTTCTCACACTCACGGCGCAATACAGCGCTTCTCAGGGTACATTCGCTTTTTTGAATATGACCCAAAAACCACCCCAAAAAAGCCTCAAATCGTGTATATATATACTGTGTAAAAAACGGGTGATATTTTTACCTTCAAAAAAATAATTAAAATAAAATGCATTTTTTACTTGACCGCTTTTTAAAACTATGAACATGGTTTTTTTGAAGACAACAAAAATAGAAAGGAACAACAAAAAAATCGGTAGACTATCAGTCGGAAATATCAGTCCTTAGTCGGAAATAATCACCACGCTATTTTTCAATGAACCCTCAATGTT